GGAAGCATTACTTTAAGCCTTCCTTCTACTATTAACGTAAACACTAGCGGTAATGCTGCAACAGCAACATCCGCTACTACAGCTACAAATATTGCAGGTGGTTCTAATTTACAAATACCATATAACACAGCAGCAGGCACTACAGCATTTATTACAGCACCAACAATAACATCTACTTATTTACAATATAACGGAACAGGATTTGCTTGGGCTTCTGCCTCAGGATTAGGAACAGTAACATCAGTAGCTTTATCTTTACCATCTATATTTACTGTTTCAGGATCACCTGTAACAACAACAGGCACACTAACAGGAACATTTAATACTCAAACTGCTAATACAGTTTTTGCAGGCCCAGCTTCAGGTTCTGCTGCAACTCCTACATTTAGAGCTTTAGTTTCTGCTGACATTCCTAATAATGCAGCAAATACAACAGGAACTGCTACAAACGCATCAAACGTGGCAGTAGCCGATACAACTACAAATGCTGTTTATTATCCTGTCATTTCTTCATCAAATACAGGAAATCAAGCTATGAATACTAGCTCAAGTAAGTTAAAATACAACCCATCGACAGGTGCGTTGACCGTATCTCAAATCATTATTTCACCTTAAGGACAATTTATTATGGGACAATTAGTTTTTCAAGCGACATTAGGCGGACAGGTAGCTGTTTCAGGCCCTAATACTGCGTCTAGTTATACGTTAACTTTACCTACAGTTACTGACACAATCGCTACATTAACTTCGCCTACTTTTGTAACTCCTGCTTTAGGCACACCAACTTCAGGTTTATTGTCAAATTGCACAGGATTACCATTAGCAACAGGCGTTTCAGGCACATTAGGCACATCTAATGGCGGAACAGGTTTAACTTCAGTAGGTTCAGCAGGTTCTTATTTAAGTTCAAACGGATCATCATTATCTTATGTATCGCCTGCGGTAATTGTATGGCAATCAGTTCAAACATCAAATTTTAGTGCAACAGCAGGTAATGGTTATCCTGTAAACACAACAACAGGCGCTATTACAGCTACACTTCCAGCTTCACCTTCAGCAGGTAATGTTATTACATTAACTGACTATGCAGGAACATGGCAAACAAACAATGTCACTGTAGCTGTTAATGGCAATAAATTAGATGGTGTTGCATCAAACGCAACATTATCAACAAAAAGACAATCTATTTCATTAGTTTATATTGATTCAACACAAGGTTGGATTTCATATTCAGGTTTTCTTGGAACAATTCCTGCTCAACCTTACACAGCTTCTTATTTAGTAGTTGCAGGTGGAGGTTCTGGTGGAACTGGTTCAGCAGGAGGCGGTGGTGCAGGAGGATTTGTAACAGGAACTATTTCATTATTACCAGGAACAGTTTATACCGCAGTTGTAGGCGGTGGTGGCGCTGGTGGCACAACACCTTCTACTGCAACTAATAATGGGTCTAATTCTACATTCCCTGGTGTAACTACTGCCGTAGGTGGTGGTAATGGAGCTGGAAATACAGGTAGCACTCCACGTGCTGCAGGAAATGGAGGATCTGGTGGTGGTGGCGCTTCTCAATCAGGTTGGAATATTCCTGGTGGATCTGGCACACCTGGTCAAGGAAATTCAGGTGGTGGAACAACTCCTATTTCTAATGGAGGTGGAGGTGGTGGTGGTGGTGCAGGAGCTGTAGGCGGAAGCACAACAACTACAAGTGGGGGTAATGGTGGATCTGGTTCTGCTTCATCAATTACAGGCACTCCAGTAACTTATGCAGGTGGTGGTGGTGGAGCTACTTCTGTAGGAACTGCAGGATCAGGCGGTTCAGGAGGTGGAGGTGCAGGAGCTCCATCAGGCCCAGGTTCAGGTGTTAATGGAACAGCAAATACAGGCGGTGGAGGTGGTGGTAGTTGGAACTTCTCTGGATCTGTATTTGGTTCAGGTGGTTCAGGCGTAGTTATTTTATCAGTCCCAACAGCTAATTACTCTGGAACTACAACAGGATCACCAACAATTACCACAAGTGGTTCTAATACAATTATTACATTTACTAGCGGTTCTGGAACTTATACAGCATGATGACCATTGAACAATTAATTAATGAGTTTTCTAATGAACAAGGATTTCAATTTGGTATTGATATTGTAATGAAATCATTACGACCAGGAGCGTTATATAGTTTAAGCGCTTCAAATGGTGTGTTTGAAATAGTATCATGGGATAAATCTAACGAGTTTTCAGCGCCTAGTTCACAAGAAATTCGTGATGAATATATTAGACACAAAACAATTAAAGAATTTTTATGGTATTTGCAATCCATAGAACAAATGAGGAGAATAGCATGAGTCATTTTGCAAAGGTATGTGACGGTAAAGTTACACAAGTCATTGTGGCAGAAACCGAATTTTTTAAAACTTATGTAGATTCTACACCAGGTGAATGGATACAAACATCTTATAATACTCATGGTGGAATTCATTATGGTCAAGATGGAAAGCCTGATGGCGGTATTGCATTAAGAGCAAATTATGCTGGGATTGGTTACATTTACGATAAAACAAATGATGTATTTTATGCTTCACAACCATATCCTAGTTGGATTATTTCAGCACCTGATTGGATTTGGAAAGCTCCTGTAACAATGCCTATAGACAATCAAAAATATAAATGGGATGAATCTATTAAAAATTGGGTTGTAGTTCCTGAATAATGAATAACTATGAATGGAAAATAACTGAAATTTCTACTGATGGCGAGATTATTACTCATGCCAAATATCACATTATTGCTAAAGATGAGCAAAATTCAGTAGAAACAGAAGGTAATTGGTGGTTTAGTGATAAAACATTAAATATTCCTTTAGCAGATATAAAAGAAGAAGATATTGTTGAGTGGATTGAAAAAGAAACTACAATTAATGGTGAATGTCATATTTTAGCTAATTTAGACAAACAACTTACATCATTAGCAAAAACTAAAAAACAACAATTACCTTGGAAACCACAAACTATTAACATAGGTGATCTATGACACAACCCATTGACATCATATCAAGAGCATTAAAAGACATAGGTGCATTAGCGTCAGGTGAAACGCCTACGCCTGAAGAAGCGCAAGACGCGTTTGATATGCTCAATGATATGTTAGATCAATGGTCTAACGAAGATATGATGACTTACTACAAAACAGAAATCATATTCCCTATTACTCCAGGTCAAACACAATACACAATTGGCCCAGGCGGTCAAATTGGCGCATCTATCACAGGTTCTATTACTAATAACGTATTAACTGTTACAGGGATTAATTCAGGTGCAGTTGCAATTGGTCAAACATTAAGTGGTGCAGGTATTACTTATGGAACAACAATTACTCAAATGCTTACAGGCGCAGGTGGTAATGTTAATGAAGTAGGCACATATTTACTTAATATTAGCCAAAACGTAGCTTCAGGCACTATTAGCCTTTATTATCAAAGACCACTTAATATTAACTCATGTTTTGTGCGTATTAACACTAATTCTAATGGCGTTCCTATTATTAATGGTGGTTTAGATTATCCTGTTGCTGTATTAAACGTTGACGATTACAACATGATTGGTTTAAAGACTTTAAATGGCCCATGGCCTAAAGCGCTTTATTATCAACCTGCAGAAACATTAGGTAACATTTTTGTATGGCCTAATCCTGCACAAGGTGAAATGCACTTATTTACAGACACATTATTTAGTAAATTTGTAACTATTAATGACAATGTAAATCTTCCACAAGGTTATTCTATGGCACTACGTTGGTGTTTAGCTGAACGTTTAATGCCTATGTATGGCAAAGCATCACCAACTCAAATATCTATGATTGTAGCTTATGCAGCACAAGGAAAAGCAACTATTAAACGCAATAATATGAAACCTGTTCAATCTGCAAGATTTAATGACGCATTATTATCAAGCAGACAAAAAGATGCAGGATGGATTCTTACTGGCGGATTCTTTAGATAAAGGTAAATTATGGCGGATTTTGGTTTTGTTGGGCCAAGTTATGAAGCGCCTTCGATTTATCAAGACGCACAAGAATGTATTAATTTTAGAGCAGAAATTGATCCATTAAAACAACCTGGTCAACGTGGTGTTGTTGCTTTATATCCTACACCTGGTTTAACTTCAAAAATTGTATTTCAGAATCAACAAGAAGTTCGTGGTATGCGAACTGTATCAGGCGGTCAATACATGGTCGCTGTTGTTGGCCCTTATGTATATGTATTAACTTCATCTTTAGTTCCTACAATGATAGGTCAATTAAATTCAAGCACAGGTCGTGTAGGAATATCTGATAATGGTTTAAATGTTTATATTGTAGATGGTGTTTATCGTTATACATGGCGCATTTCTAATCCTTCTAGTGCTTATTTTGTAGGTTCTATATCAGGCACTACATTAACCGTTACTCAAGTTAAAAAAGGCACAATAGCACCTAATCAATCATTATTTGGTGTGGGTTTAACGTCTGAAACTGTAATTTTAAGTCAATTAACAGGAACAACAGGCGGTATTGGAACATATCAAGTCAATATTTCTCAAACTGAAACTAGCGAAATTATGAATTCTGCTGCAGTTGCAGCGACTTTAACAGGATCAATTTCAGGCACAACTTTAACTGTTACAGCAGTTACAGGCACATTATATCCAGGTCAAACTATTCAAGGCGCTGGGGTTAGTGCAAACACTATTATTACTGCTTTAGGAACAGGCACAGTATTAAGTTACACAATTGCCACAGGCGGCACAGGATATAGCGTAAATGATACTATTACTGTTTTAGGCGGTATTTATGGAACAACTCCAGCAACTTATACAGTTTCAAGCATAGGTGGTTCAGGTGCTGTTACAGGATTGACTGTTACAAGCGCTGGTTCTTATACAACAGTTCCTACAAATAATGTATCTACATCAACAAGCGGATCAGGCACAGGATTAACATTAACTCTTACATTTGGCACAGGTTCAGGTGGCATGGGAACTTATGTTATAAATAACTCACAAACTGTATCTTCCGAATCGTTATTTGCTTTAAATTTCACTACATTTACATCAACAGACGGTGCTTTTACAGGTGGTGATACTGTAGATATTGTAGATAACTATTTTGTTTACAATGATCCAAACACTCAAAAATGGGCTTCAACTAATGCTTTAAGCCCTATTACAAACCCATTAAGTTTTTCATCTAAAGATGGCTCACCTGATAATTTAGTATCTATTATTGTAGATCATCGTGAAGTTTATTTACTTGGTGAAGTTTCATCTGAAGTATGGGTAGATGTAGGTTCTTTTCCTTTCCCATTTCAACGTATTCCTGGCACATCAACTCAACATGGTATTGCAGCTAAATTTTCAATGGCTCGACTAGGAAATAGCTTTGCTTATGTATCTCGCAATAATAGAGGTCAAGGTGAAATTGTAGCTATGAATGGTTATATTCCACAAAGAATATCAACCCATGCAGTTGAACAAACATTATTAGATCAATATATTGATGATGCAGTTGCTTACACATATCAATTAGAAGGCCATGAATGTTATGTTGTTTCTTTTCCAACTATTGATTTAACTTGGGTTTATGATACATCTACTCAAATGTGGCATAAATGGTTATGGGTTGACGATCAAAATATATATCACAGACATCGTTCAAACTGTGGCGCATTATTTCAAGGTTTATTTTTAGTTGGCGATTGGCAAAATGGTCAAATTTATCAGCTTGATCCTACTAATTTTACTGATAATGGCCAAACTATTCGTAGATTAAGACGCGCACCACATATTGTGACTGATTTACAACGTCAATATTTAGAAGAATTACAAATACAATTTCAACCAGGCGTAGGCATAACAGGCCTTTCATCACCTACACAAGGCACTTTTATTGGTAGCCCTTATACAATTGTTCCGTTAGGTCTTTTAACTATTGCACCTACAGATAATAAAATTTTAGGTTACGCTAATCAAATTAATGCTAATACACCTACAGATAACCCTAAAGCTATGCTTCGTTGGTCTAATGATGGCGGTTCTACATGGTCAAAAGAACATTGGTCTAATATTGGTCAATTAGGTAAATTTAAAAATCGTGCTATTTGGCGTAGATTAGGTTGGTCTAGAGATAGAGTTTTTGAGGTTGTAGTTACAGACCCTGTAAATGCGGTTATAATATCAGCTAACCTAAAAGCAGAAGAAGGGGAAAATTAATGGCTGGCGGAATATGGAGTTCAAATCAGAATAATCCTTATCCACAGGCAGAATTTTTGGATGCAGCAACCAAAAGACCCACTAGAGCTTGGCAACAATACTTTTTAAATTTATTAAATTTTAGTAGTTCAAATTCTGCTACACAAGGTTCTGCAAATTTACCTGCAAAACCAGCAGGATTTATTAACATGACTGTAAATGGTCAACAGGTAAAAGTGCCTTATTATAATAATTAAAATTTAACAATTGAATGGAGCAATTGAATGATTGAATATAAAGACGATAATTGGCTTGATAATTTACCCCAGCTAAAACAAGTAATTGGCGAACATTATGAAGAATTAAGTGTTACAAAAGAGTTTCCATTAGACCCAGCATGGGATAAATATGAAAATTTATGGAAACAAGGCGCTTTAAAAATTGTAACTGTAAAAGATGATGGTGTATTAATTGGTTATATTATTTATTTTATAACTCCACATTTACACTATCAAACTTGTTTGACTGCTGTTGAAGATATTTACTTTTTAAAAAAAGAATATCGTAAAGGCAGAGTTGGTTTAAAAATGTTTAAGTTTGCTGATGCGTTACTTAAAGAACAAGGTGTTAATAGAGTTATTTATAATACAAAAGTTCATTTAGATAATACAGCATTAT